GAGGCTGAGCAATCTAGCCGCACTATAAATTTGCTACAAAAAAACCGCCGTCCATAAGCTCCGGTGACCAAAAGTGACCAAAACGCTTATAAACAGCGGTTTTATAACGCTAAAATTACTTAGCGATAATATATACCGCCTAAACTGACAAATGTCACGTAAATATCACGCATAAAACACCTTAATTTAGCTATATTTGCGTGTTATATGTCTGCTTATTATTGGCAAGTGACCAACGAGTGACCAAAGTGACCACGATAAAAACCCCACTAGGTAGAGCAATGAGCTCTATCTAGTGGGGTTTTAAATTATGTATTAGATACAACAATTCGCCGACTTGTGCACAACAGCTGAGGTAAAAATAAAAGTAACCCTGCCACGAATTGGTTTACACATCTATAACTAGATTACACAGTGAGTTAACACATATCAACGAAAAGCATTATTATCGTCTTTTTTAATCAAACGAAAGAGGCAGTTATTCAAGATAGAATAACTGCCTCCGAAAGGAGTGGACATAACACAATGCTACTTGCGAGAATCTATCGACTCAATGCCCCCTTTAATGATAGTAAATTACAATGTATGCTAGGTTTCTAACCAGTAGGAGTTACCCTATCAAACATACCTGATAATGTTATATTACAGCATTGTATAGTATATGTAAACAAAAATCTCTTACTTTATGACGCACACTCCAAATTTAGAAGCTCCATCCATTTGATATGCTGTAAATCTTTGCTTCCTAATAGACGTCTTGTATATAGAAGGTTTACTTTGATTAACATGAGCATAGGCCAATGTAATAGGCCGTGGAATAAAGTCAGCTATCTGTAATAATTGATTATTTTCATACTTACTTAAAAAGTGAATTCCTTCAATTCGTTCTTGAATTTCAATTCCTTCATACATCAACGTCCCATGTGCTAATACTTTATAGTACGCCTTTTTTACTCGTTTATCCTCGACATCCTGAGTACCACTTTGCCTACTTTCAAAAATAATTTCCCCTACACCATCATGAATTTTTAAAAATAGCATAAAGTTTTCAATCAACTTCGCAAGAGCCATTTTATATGAATTATAGACGTTATTTTCGAATTGAATATTGTATGTATTCTGGATAGAGGTCTGATCAATAACTGTACCTAAAATAGTTAAATCAAATCGATTAATGACTTCACCGATTCCTTTAATCAGCTTAGCCTTATTTCCATCAGAATCAATCAGTGCCACATATTCTGGCCTTCGTTCTAACACCCTACGATTGTTGCTTCTAATTTCAGCCTCATGCAAAATAACACCCGAGTAATCTGATTTTTTTGGCCATACCCTTTTCTTTACATCAAGTACCGCCTTTTCGACTGCCGGAATAATTTCTTCTGGTACAATTATCCCGGCAACAGCATATAAATGTTTGCCTGTTTCTCTGTCCTTAAATTTCGTCTCATCTAGGTATAATGTATATTTTTCTTTCATCGGAGAACCTTCTCTTATATTACTAATAAGTAAGCATACCCTAATGTAGACTTAATTAAAAGGTATAGACTCTATAAATAGAAAAAAGCCCGCCAGATAAGGAAGTTAATCCAAGTCCAGCGGGCTTATTTTATTTATTCTGCGAAACTAGCTTGCAACCAAACTGGTTCGTTATCAATTAGCACTTTGACGTAGTTACCGGATCGCTCTAGTACCTTGTAGCTCTTATCAAGCGTGAAGAATTCCCTAACACCGTTGTTACCCAATCCGTTTTGGTTGGCTAGACGCACACCATACTTGTCGGTAAGTGTTACTGAACTAGCCGGAATGTCGTTCTGCCAATCTGCAGGCTGGATAGACATGTCGTTGTTACGAACATAGATGTTACCGAACTCGTATTGCCAGCTGTCTAGGACAAAGACACCGTTGAATTGAACCGTATCATTAGTAGAAATAATCTCGGCATTCTTACGGTTAATCCATGAGTTAACGCCGTCAAGCAATAGCCTGTCACCATCAACAGCTACGACCTTATAAGATTGACCCTTGATGTACTGAGGAATGCTCTCTCCTGTAGCCCACTTATCAGCACTAAAGTTAACCTTAACGGTATCTCCTGCCTTAATGTCCTTCTTAGAAGTATCATCGGCTTGTTGACCCTTATCAATGGCTGGTGTATCAGACTTAGGCTTATCGGCATCACCGTTCTTATAACCATTGTCCGTAATTCCTGTTAGGTCAATGTTACCGTCTAGCCCACCTGCTACATAGGTAGAAGTGAATTGGAAGATACCGACGTTGTTGAAACTAGGGAAGTAGTTATAGTTTGGCTCTGGCGTCACGTTATAGTCAGGATACTCAGCCAACCATAGTTGGTAGCTGTTAGAAATACGTTGCAAATCCGTAGAAGACTTCAAGTAGTTCAAGTAACCATAGACCATAGGTGTGTAACCAGCGTCCTTGATACGTTGCAAGGCGTGCATAATGACGTCTGTGTTTTGATAACCAGACTCAATGTCTAGGGCGATGATAGACCCCTTTGGTGTTTGAACCTTTGGCAAGAAGTGGTCTAGGACAGCGTCTGCCGTGGCGTTGCTAGTCACGTTCTGCCACCAGATATAGGAGTGCGCACGCTTACCCTGTGCAATAGCGGACTGTACCTGGGTAGCATAGGTTGACTGGTCATAGATACCTGCACCAGTATAGCCACCCATCTGGCTAATCATGAACTTGTCATGGGCATACCCAAACTTACCATAGGCACCTTGATAGACGGCGTTGTCAACACCGTGGTCACCCTTAGCAGCGTGAGCCACCACAGGTGAAGCCATAATTAAAAGCGCTCCAGTCGAAACCAAAGCGCCCTTGAGCAATTTATTCATATTAAGCCTCCGTTGTTGATTCTGCAGGAGTTGTCGTTTCTTGATTTGAGGCTGAGCTTGCCAACGTATCTGGTGCTACTGATGAAGCTGGACTTGCTGAACTTGCTGGAGCTTCTGAAGGCTCTTGAACTTGCACAGGAGCCACATACTCCTCCGTATCGGCTACCATTGCCTTAATCTTGGTAAGCGCTAGGGCCGTCCATTGCTTCGTGTTGTCTGATAGCTTGATACCATCTTCTGGGGTTAGGGTCATTTGACCACCCAAGTATTGGCTGGAATCCTCTGAGTTCCTGATTGAATATGGTAGGACAACCTGTGATAGTTGAACCCCATTCTCACCATTTCCAAGCTTAGCTTGTGGTTCTTCAAAATTGATTGTGTTTGTCATAATAATTTAATTTCCTTTCTGTGTTACAAAGTAGCATTTACCCACGTAGAGCAACCACAGGTAAACCTATAATTAAAAGCGCTCCAGTCGAAACCAAAGCGCCCTTGAGCAATTTATTCATGATAGATTATTCTTCCGTTGTCGTTTCTGAACCTTCATCAGTTTCAACAATTTGCTCCGGTGCATATCTATCTATTTGGGTAATTGTTACTTATAAGCATAAACCAAAGTATACCTATCAACTTCAGGAATAAATACGTAATTATTATCATCTGGTACTAATTTCTTTGGTTGTGGGTTTTCAATTGTGCAATAGTACACGGCTTTTGGCTTAAACTTAAAGCCTAAACCTACATTAGTTAGCTTAGTAGGTTCATTTCTATCAAAATTAGAATCCCGCCAATCATCACCATTAATATCTTTTGTATTAATTAAAGAAACTGCAGATAAATAATCATCTTCCTGTTCAATAGCAGTAATCTCAAAGTCTCTACTAAAATCATTATGCAAAATTTTGTGTGATGCAGAAAACGTGTTAGATGTATAATTCTTGATATTAAACATACGTGAATAGGCAACTAGAAAATCATAATACTTTGTTTCCCAATTTTTTAGGTCATCATTCATAAATAGGCTATTATTTGCGAAATATTCAGAGCACAACATGTGTTCACCAAGCTCTATGTGAGTTGCCCCAGAAGCCATTATAACCAAGTTAGTGAGTATGACACCATTTGTATTAAACGTAGAACTAGAACCTGTAGCATCTTTATGCATATATGCAGGTATTACTACACGTTGCCAGCTAGACTTATTATTGATATCCATGATTTTTTTAATCATATCTCCATAAGTCTTATTACCCATATCTGGCCACTGCTCTGCATACAAAAAGTCTAAATTGACGTTATTAGCAAGATTGTCTATTCCCCAAGAACCTACATTATTAAAGCTCATTCTTATATTTGAACCCTGCTTTTTCCAAGAGTCAGTATTTAAAAATGAGCTTGCATCATTAATGAAAGAAGGCATGTCTTCAGCTGCTTTTTCATTACCATAACTTATTCCACCGAATGTATACGTATTACCATAGTTCGGTCCCAGTGTATCTATATGCAACCCATCAAAGCCCATAACTTCTAATGCTTTCTGAGCAGAGCCAAATAACATATTTTTAAAAGCTGAGTTTCCTGGATTTGCTTGCATAAGACTATATCTAGCCCATTTACCATCACCACCTGAAAGTGTTTCAGTTACAGCAGATAAATCTCCATCAACGGATTTATACCCATCATTAAAAAGTAACATTTCCTTGGTAATTCCATCACCAGAAGTATGACTAGTATTTCCCCAAGGAACATATAGCATATTTTTAATGCCACTTTTTTTACCTAGATTTATATATTCTCGTAATACATCTGCTCTTATCTGGCGTCTAGCTAGATCTTTCCAATAATCAGCAGCCGTTCCAGCTTGAGAATCTTCACCAGTTAAGTTAGTTCTAATTAAATGTTCTGGACGTTCATAGCAATCATAGTATTGAATATAGTTAATATGATGTCTTTTAAGGTCATTGATAACCTTCTTTTCATTATTCGGGTTGTACTCCCCATACAAAGATAGGAACCCCATAATAGGAATATTCTTACCAGAACTGTCTACGTTAATAGCCACATATTGAGGGTTTCCCTCTCCACTATTTGTAATAACTGTTACCTTTGCATAGTATTGTTCTTTATCGGCACTAGGTAAATACCAAGACCAATTCACAATGCCTGCCATAAATGGAATAGTTTGTGTGTCTATCAAAACCTCACGTCTATAATATTCAACCTTAATTTTACCTAAGTTTGAACTTACATAACCTTCAAACTCAACTCTTTCATAAGGATTATAAATAGCTTTATCAGTATTCAAATCAATAAGTGATTGGTCGTTATTTATTTCCTGTGAAGATAATGTATTAGCCGTAGTAACGCTTATCCAGTTACTCCAACCTCCTATGTTGTTATTTTTTAATCTTTGCCATGTGAATGGCGTATCAGTATTAGTTTGGGTATACCTCTGTAAAACATCCGTATCATTTTTAACAACTTCTAAAACACCATAAGCTTGGCCTGGTAGACCTTGAATATTACCATATGACTTATAAGTTCCGGCATTGGTAATACCATCAACATGGTAATTCCCTAAATCAACAGGTTTAATATCACCTTTAAACATGACAGAACCATCAAATACTTTATTATCATGTATAGTTTCGTTACCGATGGTATGGACAACCCGTGAATCATCAGCCTTGTCTTCTGGTGCAGGCGTCCAGTCAGTTGCAGTTGCACCAATTTCAAACTTTATGTTTGAAACAGCTACATTGGTTCCTGTAACACCTTGAAAGTAAACTCCCTGACCTAGCACATTTGGAGTGGAAGAGTTAGCTGAGTCTAATTTAATTCCTGTGAAGTCAATTGTTTCACTAACACGGCCATGGAAACTATCGCCGACTTTTGGCTTACTCCACGCTCCAATATATGCATTTTTTTGCGTGTCTGAATTTTTCATGACAAATTCAACACCGACTCGTCCATTTCCAGATACAGCAGTTACATTGTCATAATCTACTTGCGCTGAGAGTGTAACGGTTTTATTTGAGAAAAAGGAGATAGGGACACTTGTTGGGAAGTTACCAGCGCCTGTTGTGTACGTTGCCTTACTATTTAGAATATAGTTGCGCCCACCAATAGTCCCAGAAATCTCTCCAGGGTCTCCCTTATCACCCTTAGCTTTACCTGAGGCAATGTAATCAGCAATCTTCTTATCAACGCCCTCTAATACGGCGTCAAAGGTTACTTGCGGGACTAGCGTTCCAGCCTGTGATTTCAAATTGCGAGTTACAAGAAACTCCACAGCGCCGTTCGATGGATATACCTCAATGTCACCGTCTGCATTGGTTACGTTGATTTCCAACTTATAAGTGTCCGGTGTCAATTCCTTCAACTTAGCGTCTGAGAAATCTAACTCAACCTCAGTCCCATTGTTCTTAGGTGTGACATCGAACAGATACCCAGAGGCGTTTGCTACGGTAACTGAAACCGTCTTACCAGTGACATCTTGGGCCAATCCATCGTTCCATAGGCGGAACTTGAAAACAGCACTTGTATCAGTGACCTTGTTTAGGGTGTCACCCAGAATCTTAATCGTTTTCATCGTGATTTCCTTTCATATTCTTTACAGCAGTTTCGATAGCATCATCAATCTGCTTAGCGGTAAACCAGTGGCCAATACCTTGCCTTAGCAAAGCATCATTAAGTTGCTTGATCGCCTGAGCCTTCTGTGTCTGGCCGCCATCAAAGTTCACCTCAGCCCATCTAACGACACCTTCTGCGATCTTGAGTAACTCAACCAGGCGCCTATTGTTGGCAAAGCGCTTTGATAGGTACCCGATGGCCAAAATTAAAAGCGCTGGAGCAATACCTGACTGCCATAGCGCATCTGTATACGTTATTAAGTTATTCATCGTCATTGTGATGCTCTCTCCAATCTTCAAGAACGCTGGTGCGCTTGTCTAAGTCATCAATCCGCCTGTCATAGAACTTAAGGGTTTCCTGTAATCCATCGATGGACTTATTCAAGCTGTCGATTGATTTAACAAAGGTCATCTTGATTACGAACCACATTGCGGCACTTAGGGTTGCCAGAACTGTGAGCCAGCTTGCTAAATCGTGTGGAAAAAATCCCATATAATACCTCCAAAGTCTGGTCTCTACCATGGGTTAAGAACGTGTGACGAGGCACTAGCCCATGAGGCACCTGAAATACTAGTACCTGTATAATTTTCTAAAGAGCCGTCGATATTGATTGCGAAACCTTGTCCACCGTAAACTAGTGGGACGAACGTTTTATAGAGAGGGATTGCCTCCTTTGGCAGTTTTTCACTAGAAATAGTTCCAGATGGAATGGTAGACCCAGTAGGCTGGAATTGATAAGTCACCATGTTGTTTTGCACATGGTAGTAGACTGTCCAGCCATACCACATAGTTACTTTTCCGGAAATTACTGGCGTATTAATGGGCTTGTTAAATTCAACATAATTTTTGCTTGAACTCACTACTCCAGAAACATTTACGTTACCTGTGAATGACTTGTCACCTGCGATAGCTTCGTTACCAGTGGTATGAACAACTTCTGCATCACCGGCAATTAGCTTCCAACCGATTAGCTTCCCATCACTAACCGTCGCGGTATATACCTTGCTCTCGGCATACTTACCAACAATAATAGTACCATCTGAGCCTACATCACCTGGGATAACAAGTACGTTGTACCAGTCCATAATTCCACCGATTGGGTCGTTGGCAATGTGATTCCCCTTTACATACCAATTTCCAGCATAAGTAATCATATTTTTAGCAACCACTGCGAAGTCTGTGAAAGTAGCCGCCCTCGTTGCAAGCGCACCAACAATTGGCTTATCGAATGTAGCCGTTCCGGTGAAATGGTTGTCAACGTTAAGCATAGATACTTGCTTGGAATTGATTTGCCCTGCCAGATTCTCAACTGCGGTCTTCAAAGTTGTATAGGCAAGTTGTTGTGCCTTGATATTGTCATTCAAACCTGTAATACGGGCGTTTGCCTCGTTAACAGCCTGTTGTACTGAGTCGATATAGTCCTTAGAAGCGTTTGCTGTGAACAAAATGTTGTTAGCCACCACTGTGAACGTTACAGGGATTGAGCTGATAACCGTACCAGCGCCATCTTGAACACTGATGTAAGCCTCTTCAACATCACCAGCTGATTGGTACATCTCTCCAGGAATCAACATAGAGAACAACCCACCAGTGGCTGAAATCATATCTTGAACCCCTGAGATTTGCTTCACCTTACCTGCTGAATCCTTAGCCGTTAGGACAACGTTTTGACCATCAAGATTGTGTGGCAAGTTACCATCCTTCATGGCAAAGTATACGAGTCGTCCGGAGTCACCTTGGCGCCCTGATAGCGCATCAATCAACGTCACATCAGTTGTGTTAAGCAACGTGTTGATAACTGCATAGCGTCCTTGAGTTTGTGCTTGTGTAGCCATATTTTCTTAATTCCTTTCGATTAAACCGTTGAGAATCATGATCTCAACCATGTTTTGCAATGTATTTTCCATAGCAACCAAGTGGCCATTGAAATCATCATAAGATTCCCCCAAACCACTTAGATTGCTTCCCCAATATTCATGTCCTTTGGCCTGTATGCCCTCCATATCGACAAAATGATACTCATTGAAGATGTCAACAATTCGATTGAGGTTGTTTTTTAGCAAAATTAAAGCACTCCCAATTGATGAGAATGCTTGCTCGTTATATTCTGTAATGTTCAGCGTCCCTATATGTGCTGGTACATCTGTAATCATGCCAACATCGTAGAACGCCTGGTAAATCTGTTGTGCTGTATCATCAGCCCCAGAAATACGCTTAGGTAATTCCAATATCATTTACTTCACCACCTTTGTTGTCAGTACACCTTTATCATCAACCTGCAACTGATACTTGGTACCGTTCGGGCTGGTCAATACCACTGTGCTCAAGTCAGGCTTACCTTCAATAGCTTGCCAGTGGGTATATGCATAAGCCTTGTTACCGTCTGGGTCAGCATATTGCACGATTGGTGTGCTCTGAGGTGGCTCTGGTGTTGGCTCAGGCTCTGGTGTTACATGGTCCGACTTAGCATAGGCTTGCCATGCTTTGGCATCACCATAGAACTTGTCCAAATCCAGATTGCCATCATAGCCGCTTAGTCGCCCAGTTGAAGCGTATTGGAATATTGCTGGCCCACTCCATGAACCATAACCCTTAGCGTCTGTCCATGGATCATCTTGGTACCCAGTGGGGTTTGAATCTGCATATTGGGCGACCCAGAGACCATAATTGGCACTCACTGATGACCAGTCGTAACTGTTTGTGACTGACTTGCTCATGTAAATCAGTGGCCTGATACTAGTTTGTTGGTACACGTAATCCAAAAAGGCCTTAGCGTAACCAACGCCTTGCGTTACAACAGCACCTTCCCAGTCTAGGAACAGGACAGCCTCTCCAAGATACCCTTGAACGTTGCTCAGGAAGAACTTAGCCTCTTCCACAGCACCATCACCAGTTGCAAAGTGGTACACACCTAACAACCGGCCTGCTGACTTAGCACCTTGGTACTGCGTATCAGCTTCGGGTGACACATAGGTGGTTCCCTGGGTGGCTTTAACGATGACGAAATCAGCTGGTACTGCGCTTAGATTAATGCCAGCCTGCCAATTGCTTATGTCGATTCCATTTAATGCCATTAGCTGTCCACCTTTCCGATAACCCACATGTTACCTGTTGTTCCTGTGTTCTTTTTTGCCGTGTTTACTGCTGATTGTTTTACCTTTTGGGCGTCAAGGAAATTCTTGCGGGTGTTGTTCAACGTAATCTGTACCGCTGTTGTCGCAAACGGTGCTCTTACAATACTGACCACTTCAACAGAAGTCTGGAACCCATTATCAATCATCTGTACTGTCCAATTTTCACCTAAAGCAACGTCTTCATTACCAGCTGATGTAACTGTCATAGCCAACGATGGCTCCAATACAAACGATTGGGAAGCCAAGTTCTTCATAGCGTCCGCACTGGTTACTGAGTCACTTTCAACACGGGCACCCTCTTTGATACCCCACTTAGCAACTGAATCTGCGTCCTGTACTTTGAAGGGTGAGAATGCTGGTTGTTCCATGGTTGATACAGCTTGCACGGTATTCACAATGCTGGTTGCGTCATACTGTAGTTGTACTGCGGCAGTATCATTACGATACCTGAATACCTTACGAGTATTGGTAACATATGAATCCTTATCGTACAAATGAATGACCTTGTTATCAGGTACGATGGCATATATTCCAAATGCACTCTTGATCGTTGACAACCCTTCGATAATTGACGTGTTACCAAAATCCGTTAGCGTCTTGTTGCTGTCGAACTTACCATGAATCTGATATGAGTAGCCATCACCAATATCCGTGAGTAGAAAATTCAAAGCGTCTGTCAGACTGAACGAATTATCACCCTGTCTAACATTGTACTGGAACCGATTGTTGAGCTGGTAAAAGATATGCGTTGCCGTAACTGTTACGTTGTGAACACCACCAGTGTTGTCATCAGTCACCTGCTTAATCACGTAGGTTTGACCGTCATATTGCACCAGATTCTCCACTTGTAACAAGGCAAACCCAAGTGATCCATCGTCATACGCTTGGAAATCTACTTGGTAAGCCTCATTCTTCGTACGGGTGAGCTGAAACGTGCTGAAATTCAATGAGGATAACGCTTGTGTGGACTTTCCGTCCCTCGATTGAATAACAACCTTATCTTTGCTGTATGCCATTTAGAAGTACAAGAATGGGAAGCTGAAGGTAACATTGGCACTGCTTAGTCCACTTAAACGAATGTCATTATCTCCACGTTCCAACTCGATGTGCCCAAAGTCCGTGTCTACGTCAGTTGAACCATTCAGTGTTGGTATTACACCATTCAATACGAACGTGTCACTGTTAGCCATCGCCTGATTCAACTTGATACTGGTGCCATTTGTCTGATTGGCCAAAGTAAATGCACCCGAACCCGTTACTGTAATCACTAAATCATGGTGGTTAACGTATGGGTCAATGGCTACATCTGAAGGGTTGTAAATGTTGAACTGATTACTGGTACCAACATAGCTCAACGGCCTGGCTGGTAGATTCATACCGAACCCCAAACTGTCTAAGTCATCAGGTAACTTATCTGACCTGACCAAACTCTGTGCCATACCACTTGGATTGGTGAACGCAAGGTCTACCGTCCCTTGTGATGAAGCTTGAATCGGTGTGATGTCAGTTGGGTTAGCCATTACCCAAAACGCCTTATATGGCTCCTGTGAGCTTCTGAGACGTATTAGGCCACGTTGGTAAAAGACACGGTTTAACTCTGCCTTAAGCAACCGGAAATCAGCCATGTTGCGCCCCTTAATAAACAATGACACGGTGACTTGATTAGATCCATAAGTGGCATTCTGTAACCGTTGGCCGTCTGAGCCGGCTATGGTTAGCCAGTCACCTGTTAATTGGGGTGCTGATGACTTCATATCCAGAAACTTCACAGATGGAAGTCTGGCCGTCAAGTCATATTCTTGACCACCGTAGGGCTGTACGAATAGTTTCATACGGGAATTCCTTTCGTTATATTGATTGATAATTGTGCGTCGTTTGAGCCATGCCCATCTGGTTCATCAAGTTAGGTAAATTGATACCACCTTGTGACTGCATTGCCTTGAGTTGGTCTTGATTAACGCCAAGCATGAGTGACAATAGTGCGATTACGTTGTCGAACTTTTGCTCCAACTGTGCTGTATCAGACTTAACCACAACCTGTTGTCCTTGTGCGCCATTGATACGTTGGTTAGCTTCTGCAAGTAATTGGTTGGCGCGTGGCTTACGTGATGGGTTCATCGGGATAACTACTTCTGGGAACCCTTCTTCGCCTATTTCAGCAAACGTACGCGAGTTAATCCAACCACCGTTGGCAAAACGCTTAGCACCCCAAGGTCCCCAACCACGCTTAACACCGGTTGGTGCTAAAGCTGAACGCCAATCCACCATGTTGAACACAGCAAGGAACTGGTCTAATGCTGACAGAATGTTGTTGTGGCCTGGGTACTTCCAAGCGTTAAACGTCCCAACCTTGTATTGGAACAGTCCTCGTGGCTTACCAGTGCCATCATGGTCATCGTAACCTGTGTTGATACTTGGGTTAACATTTGACTCGAACATGGCCTGTGACCACAACTGCGCTAAGTCTGCACCCGATAGGTGTTCTCCAATCATGCTGGCCGCTTTACGGGCTGTCTTATTGAAGGATTCCTTTGACATAGCACCTTCACCAGCTTGCGCAACCACGTCTTCATCTTCGTGCTTCTTCTTCAAAGACTTGAATAAGTTTACGATTGGGTCTGCAATACCTTGAACCAATCCATTGGCCATAGCTGGTGCGATGTTAGTTACAAGCGCTGAACCTGTGATATTTTCAACTGCTTTGTTCATGATGTTACCCAACGACTTAATTGGGTGTGAGATGAACTCCGTTAGCTTGTCCCACTTGTCCTTGATCCAGCCAACTGCTGTGTCTAACCAGTTGTCGGTTCCGTTAGCAAAGTGTGGCAAAGCATGGGCTGGGATAACAGTTTCACCACCACTGAAGTTAACGAGTCGATTACGTCCTTCAAGCACGGTAGCTTTACCAGAGTTATCAATGATTGCTTCTTTGTAGTGTTCACCTGGAGCGTCATTAACGATTGCCAACCCCTTAGGCGCACCCTTGGTACCATTAGCAAACTTTGGAATCTTACCAATGGCTTCCTTCTTACCACCAAAAGTATGGATAACTGTGTTGATACCACCAATACCATTGTTGATGACACCAATGACATTATTGATACCATTACGGGCAAAGTCCTTTAAGCCATCCCACATATCAGACCAAAATCCTGAGACCTTATCTTTGATAGTTTGGAATGTACCCCAAATCTTAGAGCCAAATCCTTCGATACCAGACTTGATTGCACCAACCCGCTTACCAAAGATTGACTCTACATAGTCCCATAGTGCATTCCAGATACCTCGAATATCTTTACCAAGATTTCCCCAGTTTCCTGTAAAGAAATCAGTAAACGTCTTGATAATACGCTTGTACATATTGATGTACTTATCAAATACGTTCCCGACGTAGCTCCATGTTGAGTTCCAAGCTCTGCCAATGCCATCAGTAAATGAATTCCAGCCCTTACTGAAGCTACGACTAAATGAGTTGTAACCCTTGGTTACTGACTTCCACGCATTACCAAACCACTTCGTAATTCCTTCAAAGAATTGCTTAGCAGACTTCACCAATCCGTCTACGAATTGTCGGAACTTCTTATTGTGCTTATACAGTAGTACGAACCCTGCCACCAAAGCTGTGATTGCCACGATCAACAATCCGATTGGATTGGCTTTCATTGCTAAATTCATAGCCTTTTGAGCCAAAGTTTGAGCCTTCATCGCAGCGGTCATTACCTTTGACTTAGCTGAAGCAACTGTCTGGGCCAAGCTAAAGCCTTTTATTTTCCGAGTCAACGAAGCAACATTTTTACCTGCATCAGATATGAATCTTCCCAATTCCTTAGCTTTTTCGACACCCTTCATTACAGCAAAAGTGCCTTTTAGGGCAACATTAAGTGCCAAGTACATCTCTGCCATAAGCTTAACGTCTTTAGGGTGCTTTGAAGCAAAAGCGCCTACCTTTTCAAGCAATGGTAAAGCAGTTTTTATGGCGTCACCCAGTAGTTTGAAACCTGCACCACCAATGTTTTTGACCATCTCAAAAAAGTTCTTGATGGCTTTTGAATGTGTGCTAACAAAATTACCAAGCTTCTCAATCTGGTCAGCCGCGCCATTAGCAATATCGGCAATGGGATTCTTTGTACCCTTGAAGGTCTTACTGAACGCATTGGAAATGGTGTTGACCGCTTTATTAGCTGAGTCACCAACGTGGTCAAAGGCCGTTTCTACTTCCTTCCCGTCAAGTGACTTAGACATGTTCTTCAAAAAGTCGTTATTGGACTTGAAAAAACCGCTCGTTATCTTACCTGATAGGCTCTTATATTTCTCTTCCAAGTGATTACTGAAGCCATCGAGAGTTGTGTAGTAATTATCTAACGCATAGGGCTTGGAGTCTGACATCGTCTCAATAGCCTTTGATAGGTCAGTCATCGATAGCTTTCCATCAGTAGCTAATTTGTTAATCTCATCTCGGCTTTTACCCATGCTAGTTGCTAACGCAGCATTAAATCCTGGCAAGGACTTTTCCATCTTAGTAAGTGAACCGGTTGTGATTTTACCTGAAGCATTTACCTGTGAAAACTTTTTAATAATACCTTGCAGAGACTCATCAGATTGCCCCGTAGCACGTCCCAAGTTAACGAATGCATCAGACAGGGTCTTTGCACCATCGGCGCTTTTAGTAAGCCCATAGGTCTTTTTGGTCAACAACGAAACGGTATCGGTAGCATAGCCCGATTCTTCTTTCAATGCCTTAACGTTGCCAATCAAAGCCTTGCTCAACTTGTCATCACCATTGGTGAAATTGTCCATTGATACAGACAAGGATTGCATTTCTTTGTTGTATTCAACACCAGCCTTCATAGCACCAGTAAACTTGCTTTTAATGTCGCTCAGTGTACTAGTTATTCCAGTGGCTACAACATTCCCCATAAGGACGCTTTTAAATCGGCTGTGTGTGTTATCAAGTACGCTATTCAATTTTTTGAGTTGTGACTTAGTCGAACTAATACCACTAACATCGGGCTTTATATCGGTATGATTTAAGGCCTTTATTTTGTTAGTGGCTTCAGCAATCTTAGCCCCAGTTTGCTCGACTCGTAACTCTTGTAGCTTATAGGCTTTAGAATTTTTATCTCCTGAATCACCTAACTTTTCAAGCTCGTTCTTTTGAATCTCTAAAATCTTAGTGTACTTGGACTGCACTGATGAAAGACCATCAATTTGAGCTTTATTGGCTTCCTCGGTCTTGCCCTCAGCTTCTAGCCTTTTAACACGGGCATTGGTTAAATCATTTGAGCGTTTAATTTCATCGTTCAGCTCTGCTAATCCACTTTTTTGGTAATCATAAGACTTAAGCGCCTTTTCGGTTTGAGCATTCAACGACGCGAGCTTACTTTCTGCCTGTGTTATCTGTGAAGCATACTTTTGATAGGTAGCCTCACCAGCTTCAGTTGAACGGTTAACTTCAGCCTGTTCTTGTCGCAACTTCTGAAGCACGTCTTTTTGCGCTTCAACTGATTGTGATAGCCCTTTGTACTTAGCTTCACTGGCGCCAAGTACATCACCAGAAGACTTAAGCTGGGACTCCATTTGCTTCCACTCGTTGGTGGAGTCCTTAACGGCTGACTTCAATTGGCTAAGTGATTCCGCGGCCTTATTGGTATTCAAGCCAATCTCTGTCGACATTAAGCCGGCTACTTTTTCTTTTGCCATGTGTTACCTCCTTTCTTTTTATCCAAGTGACTGATACAGGTTCATCATGGCGTCTGGGTTCTGCATTTTGTCGTCTTCAGAAGCATTCATGATTTCCATCAACTCAGCATAATCAGACTCCTCAATTTCGTCTAAGCTCCAGTGCAGATTCTGCATGGTATCTTTTTCGAACATTCTTAAATCAGCCAAATGATTCGTATAGGTCATAACACGTTCAATTGGGGTTACTCTAAACCCTCATCATCATCTTCAGATTCTGTCAAAGCCTTCTCAATTTCTGATTCTGACATGCCCATCAAACGCATATTCAAGCGTTGTGCAATAGCCATAACATCTTCTTGGGATAGCTCTTCCAATGTGTCAATCTCAGCTGGCTTAAGCTTCAACATGTCGACAACGTATTCTGTTAAGTTGTCCAGTGCGCCCAGTACAGCTTGTAGTGATTCAACCCGTGCGTCCTCTTGCATAGAATCTTCCAACGTAGCCATCTTCAATTGAATGGCATATGTCTTCTTTAAATTCTTAACTGAAGCCTTAACTTCAAAGGGTGCCTTACGCAATTCCTTAAACGAAATTTTCATCATGTATTCCTTTCTTGGGTACAAAAAAAGGAGTTAACCTGATTATTCAAGTTAACCCCCGTTCATATTGGGCTTCTCACCCCGTTTGAGCCTATTTATCGTCGTGGCTGTAGGACAATTGGGACGACCTTATACGCCACTGGGCGTGGCAGTTCCCGCAGTACCAAATACGTCAGCTTGCATAGCTGCCTTGTCGAACTTAGCATCAACGTCTGAGTAAACCTTCATGGCCTCATTATTCCATGCTTCAACACCGAATGATGTGAACGTCAAAGCATCGTCAACACGTACTTCGTTATTAGTGTCAGTTTGCAAGTTGGCTGCAGTCTCTTGTACCTCACCATTAGCAAATCCGAACCAAATTGAGTTCGTACGCTTAATGTTTTGGGTTTCAATCGTCATAGCAACTCGTGGGCGGTCACCTTGCAAATAACCACCCTTACCATCAGCAATACGCCCCAACAACTTTTGCTTAATGTCGAATGGTAGGTCATTAAAGTCCAAAGCGACTGATGGCTCACCCTTAGTTTGTGTTTGATCAACCTTGGTATTGTTACCGTAAATGGCAGTACCAGCGACTGAGATGTTCGTAATATTAGCGCTCTTTGAACCGAGCATTGCTGTGGTTACGGGGAATAGACCGTCTGCTGACAATCCTGCATCACCCTTCAATAGTTCTCCAGTTTCCTTATCACGCAATGCCAACGTAATAAGCTTCAATCCTGCAATTGCCATATATTAATTCCTTTCAATAAAAAATGAGCCAACCGTTATTGGTTAAGCTCGTCAAGTGTTAGTGTCTTGTTTACCTCGATGTTTTTAATCATCTGTTGCCCATCTGTTTGACTTATATCCAAGTACCGTGGCTGACTATCCGTAATGTTCCAGTAGGCGCTCCCTAAAGCCTTGTACAACGCTATCTCTTTACCAATAAGGTTGTCTTCGTCAAGCCCGTAGAAGACCTGCAAACGGTATCCAAAAGCCA